AGGTGCTGCCGGGCAGTACGGCCTACGATTCAGGAAGTCGGCATCAGGTGTTCGTCCGCCGGGTCTGCCCGTGCGACCATGGCCTCACCGACGCCGGGTTGGTCCGGCTAGACGACGTACCTGCCCACCCCCCGACGGCCCGCTCGCTGTCCACCCCCCGCCGACGTGCCCGCCCAAACCCTTGTCGCCCCTCGCCGTGCCGACATACCAGAACTCCGCTTCGCAAGTAGCGCCCGAACGATCCCCTGGAGGGTTCCCCATGGCCTACAGTTCCCTGCCCCGTGTCGACGCGGCCCGGACCAACGCCCGCCCGGAGGTCGCCTCCGCCCCGGCCGCCAAACCCCCGCGGCTTCGGAATCTGAAGGACCACCATCCGGACACCCGCCGGTTCTGGAAGCAGGTGTGCGCCTCCCCGCAGTCGGGGCTGTTCGGCCCTGCCACGTGGGAGTGGCTGCAGGCGAAGATGTGGCGCCTCGACGCCTACTTCGCCGATCCGACCGGTGCGACGACGGCGTTGGCCCGAGAGCTGGACGACATCGCCGCGAAGTTGATCCTGCTGCCCCGTGACGCGGTGGCCCGCGGGTTCACCCCGGCGTCGATGCAGCTGGACTCCCCGGCGAAGCCCCGGGGTGCCGCGCGTGGCCGCCGGACGAGCGGCCGGCGGAACCGTCTGCTGACCGCGGTCGGCGATGTCCCGTGAACTGATCACCGCGCCGGGGCATGACCGGGCCCGGTCGCTGGGCTGGCTGTGCCTGGCGTGGCTGGAGCACTTCGCGGTGCACGGCCCCGGTGACGTGCAGGGCCGCAGCCTGGACCCCGATGATCCGGACGGGTTGCCGCTGGACGACGAGTTCGCGGGGATCATCGTGGACCACTACGCCCTCGACGTCGCGGGCCGGCGCCTGTACGACTCGGCGTTCACGTCGCGGGCGAAGGGTCGGGCGAAGTCGGAGCTGGCCGGGTTCGAGGTGCTGTTCGAGGCGTTGGGGCCGTGCCGGTTCGCCGGCTGGGCTTCCGGCGGTGAGACGTTCGTGTGGCGGGACTTCACCTACGAGTACGAGCCGGGCGAGCCGATGGGCTTGCCGGTGACGTACCCGCTGGTCCGGTGCATGGCCACCGAGGAGAACCAGGCGGGCAACACCTACGACAACGTGTACTTCAACCTGACCGACGGCCCGCTGTCCGACGGCCTGCCGCGGGATGCGGCCGGGCTGACCCGGATCGCCCTTCCCGAGGGCGGGGAGGTGCTGCCGTCGACGGCCGCGGACGTGTCCAAGGACGGCGGCAAGGAAACCTTCGTCGTCTTCGACGAGTCGCACCTGTATGTGACCCCGGCGCTGCGGCGGATGTATGCGACGATCCGCCGGAACCTGGGCAAGCGCCGCGACGCGCAGCCCTGGTCGCATGAGACGTCGACGATGTACGCCCCGGGTGAGGATTCGGTGGCGGAGGCCACGCACAAGCTGGCGGTGTCGATCCGGGAGGGTAAGGTCCGCCGCCCCCGGTTGTTCTTCGACCACCGGCAGGCCGACGACGGTGTGGACCTGGCCGATGAGGCGGCGTTGCGGGCGGGCCTGGCCGAGGCGTACGGGCCGTTCGCGTCCGTGATGGACTTCGACCGGCTGGTCGCCGAGATCTGGGATCCGCGCAACCTGCCGTCGGACTCCCGCCGCTACTTCCTGAACCAGCCGACGAGTGTGGCCGATGCGTGGCTGACCGCCGCGCAGTGGGATGCCCGCCGCGCCGACGTGGAGGTGGCACCGGGCGACCAGGTGGTGCTGGGCTTCGACGGGTCGCGCCGCCGCGGCCGGGGTGTGACGGATGCGACGGCACTGGTCGCGGTGCGGGTGTCGGACGGGCATTCCTGGCCGGTGGGGGTGTGGGAGCAGCCGGAGGGCCCGTCGGGGGAGGACTGGCAGGTCCCCGCCGACCAGGTGGACACCGCGGTGCGGGTCGCGTTCGACTCCTGGGATGTGGTCGGGTTCTACGCGGACCCGGCGCTGTGGGAGTCGTGGGTGGCCTCCTGGGAGGCCGACCTGGGCAAGGACCTGCGGGTGCGGGCCTCGCGGCCGCACCCGGTGGAGTGGTGGATGAACCGGGACCGTGCGGTGGTGCAGGCGTTGGAGCAGGCCCGCAACGCGGTGCTGGACTCCGCGATGACCCACGACGGGGACCGGGTGCTGCGCCGGCATGTGCTGAACGCGCGGGTGCGCACGACCCGCGGCGGGGCGCACATCGCGAAGGAGTCCCCGCAGTCGTTCCGCAAGATCGACGCGGCGGTGGCGTGGGTGCTGGCCTGGCAGGCACGTCTGGACGCGGTGGCCGCCGGTGTCCGTCCCCGCCGCGCGCCGCGCGCCCCTTTCCGTGTCCGCTGAAGCCTTGAGGAGCCGCGCGCCGTGTTGCCTGACACACCGCAGAAGTGGTTCTCGCTGCTGTACGAGCGGCTGACTGGCGAGCGGGGCCGTATCGAGCGGCTGGACCAGTATCTGCGCGGGGAGCCCCCGCTGCCGGAGCCGTCGACGTCGGCGGCCGCGGACGCCCGCCGCCGGGCCGCGCTGCTGGCCTACCAGCGGCGTGCCCGCGCGAACTACGCCGAGCTGATCGTCGATGCGATCGCGGAGCGGATGGACGTCGCCGGGTTCACCGTCGGCGGTGAGGGCGGGGACAACGACCTGGCCCGCGAGGTGTGGACGGACTCGTGGATGCCGGCGTTCTCCGCGGACGTGCATCGTGACGCGCTGGCGTTCGGCCGGGGCTACACGATGGTGGACAACACCGACGACGGCCCGGTGATCACCCGGGAGGACCCGCGGGGGATCGCGGTGGACCTCGACCCGCTGCGCCCGGGCCGGGTGCGGGCGGCGTTGAAGGTGTGGGTCGACGGGGATGTGGAGCATGCCCGGCTGCACCTGCCGGGCCGGATGTGGGCGACGTCGGGGGACGCCGGGCGGCTGTCCGTCGACGAGGTGGCCCCGGTGGGCACGGGCCTGTCCGTGGTGCCGGTGTTCGTGTTCGACAATCGGGACCGCAAGGGCGAGTTCGAGACGCATCTGGGCCTGCTGGACCGCATCAACAAGGGGATCCTGGACCGGCTGCTGATCGCCGCTTTGCAGGTGTTCCGCCAGCGGGGCATCAAGGAGCCGGAGGACGGCCTGCCGGACAAGAACCCGGACGGCACCCCGGTGAACTACGACGAGCTGTTCCCCTCCGACCCGGACGCGCTGTGGCTGCTGCCGCACGGCACGGACATCTGGGAATCCCAGCAGGTCGACCTGACCCCGGTGCTGTCGGCGACCCGTGACGATGTGCGGGAACTGTCCGCGCTGACCCGGGTGCCGATCAAGGAGTTCTACCCGGACGGGGCGAACCAGTCGGCGGAGGGCGCGTCGTTCGCCCGTGAGGGCCTGACGTTCAAATGCCGGGACCGGGTGCGCAGGATGACCCCGCCGTGGCGGCAGGCGATGAACGCCGCCCTGACCCTGGCCGGGTCGGATGAGCGGGTGCAGGTGCAGTGGACCCCGATCGAGCAGCAGACCCTGCCGGAGCGCTTCGACGCGTTGACGAAGGCGCAGGACCTGCCGTGGCGACGGCGGATGACCGACATCCTCGGCTACCCGGCGGACGTGGTCGACGCGATGGAGACCGAGCGGGCCGGGGATGCGCTGACCGCCGCGCTGAGCGGGGCGGCCGCCCCGGCCGGGGCCACCGATTCCACATCCGCCACCGGTTCCACGGTGAAGGAGAAGGCCGACGCGATGGGCACCCTAATCCGTTCCGGGGTGGAGCCGCAGGTCGCGGCGAACGTGGCCGGCCTGGACGTGTCGTTCACCGGGGCGATGCCGGTGTCGCTGCGCCTGCCCGAGTCGGAGGCCAGTGACCTGGAAGACCGCTGATGCGCCGCCCGCCTGACCCGCAGGCGCTGGTCGACGCCCACCGGCGGGTCACCGACGATGTGCGTTCCCGGGTGCTGCGCGCATGCCGGGCGGCCTGGGCGGACTTGGGCTCGTGGTCCGACGCCGACGCGGAGAAGCTGCTGGCCCGGCTGCTGCCGGTGCTGGCCGGCGGGCAGCGGTCCACGGCCACCGCCACGGCGGCGTTCCTGACCACGTGGCTGGGCGTCCGCCCGGCGGCGCTGGACTTCACCGAGGTGACCGGCCGGGCGCTGCGCGGTGTGGACCCCGCGCAGGTGTACCGGCGCCCGGTGGTGGAGGCCCGCGCCACCTACGCCCGGCTGGCCGCGGCCGCACCAGCGGACGCCGCGGTCGTGGACATGGCGGTGGAGGCGGGCCTGCGCAGGCTGCTGGGCACCGCGGACACCGACCTGCAACTGGCCGCGACCCGCACCTCCCGGCAGGTGCTGAGGTCGCAGAAGGTGGCGACCTACCGGCGGGTAACCCGCGCCGGTGCGTGCGGGCTGTGCGTGGCCGCGTCCGACCGGGTGTACCGGGTGGCGGACCTGATGCCGATTCATTCGGGCTGCC